TAACATTTGCGGCGGGTTCAGGATTAACCACTGTAATTACAGACAATACTGTAACTTACAATGCAAACGCATTAACAAATTCTAACTTATCAGGTAGTGCAGCTATTTCAAATGCAAACTTGGCAAATCCAACTATTACATTAGGTTCATCTACATTAACACTTGGTGCAACAACAACTGATATTGCAGGTTTAACATCACTTGCAATTGACAATGTATCAATTAATGGTAATAGTATATCAACAACTGACACTGATGGGAATTTAACCATTTCACCAGACGGCGAAGGCACAGTTGTAGTGCCATCTGGTTACGAAGATAGAACAGGTTTCTCAGACAACTCACTAGCCAACAAAGCATATGTTGACCAAGTTGCACAAGGTTTAGATACTAAACCATCTTGTAGAGTTGCTACAACAGCAAACTTATCGGCAACTTATGACAATGGTACTGCTGGTGTTGGTGCAACATTAACAAACTCTAGTACACAAGCTGCATTATCAATTGATGGTATAACTATGGTAGCAGATGATAGAGTTTTAGTTAAAGACCAAACTAATGCTGCTCATAACGGTATCTATGTCGTAACAAATATTGGTTCAGGTTCAACAAACTGGATTTTGACAAGAGCAACTCCTGAAGACCAACCTGCCGAATTAACTGGTGGCGCCTTTGTATTTGTAGAAGAAGGTACTTCTAACGGCGATAACGGTTATGTATTTACACATAACGGCTCTCCTACTTTTGGCACAACTGATTTAGATGTTGCACAATTCTCAGGTGCAGGTCAAGTTGTTGCAGGTGCAGCTTTAAGTAAAACTGGTAATCAAATTGATGTTGAAGTTGATGATAGTTCAATCGAAGTCAACGCAGACGCATTAAGAGTTAAAGCACTAGGTATTACAAATTCAATGATTGCAAATTCAACAATCACTGGTGCTAAAATGGCCGACCCTATTTACTTCACTGATGAAAGTTCAACACAAGGAAGTGTAAATGTGGGTGGTACTTTAGAGTTTTTAGCTGGAGAAGGTATTAATACTACTGCTTCAGGTTCAACTCTTACAATCGCAGGTGAATTAGCCTCAACTTCAAATGTTGGTGTTGCTTCATTTGCTTCAGCTAACTTTGCCGTAGATGGTTCAGGTGAAGTTACAATAACTACAGTAGATGGAGGTTCTTTCTAATGAAATTCGAATTTATTGAAACAATTAAAACCTTTTTTAAGAAAATTTTTAATACATTATTTGGCATTGCTGATATTAATGATGATGGCAAGTTAGACAAAAATGATTTAAAAGAATTAGAAAAGAAAACAAAAGCAGAATTAGAAGAGATTGGACGAAAGTTAGGTACTGAATTAGATAAAAGACTAACTAAATCTAAACTCATTCAACAGATTAAGAAAATTAATAAAGAGTTATAATGACTACGGCAATTTTACCAAAAAGGTCAGAAACAGCATTACAGATTCCTTCAGCCGGTTCTTTAGAAACTGGTGAATTGGCAATGAATGTCACAGATGGTAAGTTTTATACAAAAACTACCGGTGGTGTTGTTAAAGAAGTTGGTGGTGCAGGTTCAGTGACACTTCAAAGTGTTGTGACTGCTGGTGCTACAACCACTAATGACATTGTTCTTGATGGTTCAGACTTAATATTTGAAGGTGCATTAGCAAACGCATTTGAAACTACTTTGACGGCTCAAGAGCCTACACAAGATAATACAATTAGTTTACCTGACCAATCAGGTGTTGTTGCAATGGACGGTGATGCTTTAGCATACGCAATAGTATTTGGAGGATAGTAAGTGGCAAGTACATTTAAAAATTTTGGTTTAGATGTTGGAGTTTTAGATGACAGCACAGGCAATATGTACACTGCTGGCGGTAGTGTGACTGGTGTTGTTCATGCTTTATACATCTCAAATAAAAGTGCTACAAACGCAGCCAAAGTAAATGTAAAAGTTACTACAGATGGTGGTTCAACTTTTTATCATGTGGGTAGAAGTTTAAATGTGGCTGCAAACAATACACTAGTTTTAGATAAACCAATTAACTTAGAGAGTAATGATATTCTCAGAGTTTATGCTGATGCAAATCCAGATAGTTCGTCTGTAGATGTTGAGGCATTTGCAAGTATATTGGAGATTAGTTAATGGCAACTTTAGGATATGTAGTACCAGAAGGTCAACAGACTAAAGAGGGTTTTCACGCTCTTAGAAGAACGACTGAAGGTCTTTTGTATTACACAAAGGTTGATAAAGATAATACAGACACAATTGATTTATCAAATGGTCAACCTAGTGAAACAATACAAAATCCTACTAGTGGTTCTGGTGTAGATTTTGATGAAACATTAATTGATGTACAATATTTTTCTGGTGATGGTTCAGATACAACTTTTGACTTAACTACACCAGTTATAGACGCAGACAGAATTAGAGTGTATGTAAATAATATACTATTAAAGGAAAATGTTGACTTTACTTACTCATCACCTACTATTACATTTATGATAGCGCCAGCAAACGGAGCTCAGATAGCGGTAGGTAAGATAAATAAAAAAAATAAAAATAATACATCTGACAAATATTGGCAATATCTATTTGAAGATGGTGACGCAACTTATTTTGTAGATAGTGACGGTTATTTAATTAAAAGAGAAAACAGGAGTTACAATACAACAGCTTTGGCAAGTGATGACTTTACTACAGCGGAATCTACAACTTATTCCGTGGCATCAACAACTTACCAGGACGCTGTTTAATTTGTATAAATAGTAGTATTAACAAGGTTAAAAAATGGCAGATTTTAAACTAGGTAGAATTAAATTTAAATGGAGAGGCGATTGGGCTACCTCAACGGCTTATCTCGTTGACGACATTGTAAAATATGGCGGTAACACATATGTTGTTGTAGAAAATCACACTTCTCAATCAACTTCAGCAGCTTTTTATACAGATTTAACAGCTGGCAAATATCAATTACATACTGAAGGATTATTTTTCAAGGGTGATTGGGCAAGTTCAACACACTATAAATTAAACGACCTTGTTAAATACGGTGCATATCAATATCGTTGTATAACTCAACACACTTCAGCTTCAGACTTTGCAATAGGTTCAAATTGGGAAGTATTTACTGAAGGTCTACAATGGGAAGATAGCTATGATGCAAGTACAACTTACCAAGATGGTGATGTTGTCACTTATGGTGGTTATACTTATGTTTATATAAATTCAACACCAGGTTCAGGCAATACTCCTACAGATGACAGTTATTGGGATGTAATTACAACTGGATATAATAACTCTGGTACTTATTCACACGGAACAGCTTACAAAACTGGTGATGTTGTTCAATATGGTGGTTATGTTTATGTAGCAAATGCAAATCACTCATCTCAATATCCAGCAAATACAGATGGTACAACTAATTCATCTTATTGGGATTTATTAATAAAAGGTTTTGACTATCAATCAGACGCTTATAGTGCCTCTACAACATATAACATTGGTGATGTTGTAAGATTTACTTCATCAACATTTGTAATGTTAAAAGATAGACAAATCAATGTTGAACCAGGAACAGACGGAACAGTATGGCAATTAGTCGCACAAGGTGATACAGGTGCTGTATTATCTACAAGAGGTGATTTAATTATTCAAGGTAATTCAATTTCAGAAAGATTACCTATCGGTGTTGTTGGTTCAGTTTTAACTACGGATGGAACAGACCCTAGTTGGTCGGCTCCTGAAGGTGCAAATGTTAAATATGTTGCAAACTCAGGTTCAGACAGTAATCCTGGTTCACAATATTTACCTTACAAAACAATATACTATGCTTTATCACAAGTAACATCTGGTGATGTTGTTTCGATTGATACAATATCAGGCGGTACAGGCGGCACACCATCAACCTATGATGTTACACAAACAAGCACAACTGGTTCAGGTACAGGATTTACTGCTAGAGTAATTACAGATGGTTCATCTACACCGACAGTATCAATCACAAGTGGTGGTTCTGGCCACGCAGCTGGTGATACAATTACAATCGCAGGTTCACAATTAGGAAGTTCATCAGATTTAACCTTTAATGTTGTATCTGCTTCAATTGGTGATGTTGTTTATGTTAAAAACGGAGTTTATAGAGAAACTTTACCTTTAAGAGTTCCAGCTGGCGTAACAGTAAGAGGTGAAAGTTTAAGAGGTACAGAAATTAGACCTGCTTCTGGTACAGGTCATCAAATAGCAACAATTTCAGGAATTTCAGGCGGTACAGGCGGTACTCCAGGTACATACAATTATGTACATCAAGATAGTACAACAGGTTCAGGTAATGGTGTTGTTGTAAATGTAGTAACAGACGGTTCATCTACACCAACAGTTACAATTTATCACGGTGGTTATGGATATGTTGCAGCTGAACAGATTACAATTAATGGTGCTACAAAACTAGGCGGCGCTTCAAATCTAACATTTTCAGTTGCATCATTAGAAAATAATAATGCTTCAAATATGTTCTTGGTAGGTAACCAAACAAACATTACATTAATGACAATGAAAGGTTTAGAAGGAACACCAACTGCTGGTGGCACTAGTAAAGCTGCCGTTGTTTCATTGGATCCTGAAGCACCTATTACAACTGCTTCTCCATACATACAAGACGCAAGTTCAGTAAACGCAAACGCAACAGGTATTCAGATTGACGGTTTATTACACACTTCAGGTAACAAATCAATTCTTGCAAATGACTTTACACAAATTAACTCAGATGGTAAAGGTGTTCATGCAATCGGCGGTGGCCGTGGTGAGATGGTATCCGTCTTTACATATTACAATGCAATTTCATATCACGCAGAATCCGGTGGTTTTATTAGAGGTCTAAACTGTTCATCTGCTTATGGTGAACAAGGTGCAGTTGCAGACGGTACATTAGCCGCAGAAACTCCTGTAGAAGTTCAAGGCCGTGGTGAGATGTTAAAATATGACGCAACAACTTTTGTTGGCGCTGCTACAGAAAGTGATATTTCAGATACAGTATCAACTTCAGGTTCACCTACAGCTGCATCTATTACAGGTCAAACTTCAGGTGCTACCGCTACAATTATTAGAACAAACATTTCATTAGATTATATTCATATTGAAAACAGAAGTGGTGATTTCCAACAAAGTGAAACTGTCACAATTACAAAAGATGACAGTTCAACATTTGAGGTTAATTTAGATGGTTCATTTGGTGCGGCTATACAAGCACAAACAGGACAAGTTGGTCCACTTATTGCAGTTGATTCCTCAGATGGAACATTAGGTAGTACAAATGTAATTAAAATTGGTTCAAATGTTGTCTTTGCTGGCGATACTTCTAAGTATTATAGAGTATCTGCTGTATCTGAAGAAAATACAAGTAATGAAACAGCACTTATACGATTAACAGAAAGTGTTACAACAGCCAGAGCAATTGCAGATAATGAAGAAGGTGATATTACTGAAGATTTTTCAAATGTCCGTTTAACAGGACACGACTTCCTAGATATTGGTACTGGTGATTTTACTACTACAAACTATCCAGGCGGTCCTTCTCAACCAGCTGACCAATCTGATGAAGTTACAGAAACAAATGGTGGCCGTGTTTACTATTCATCAACTGACCAAAATGGTGACTTTAGAGTTGGTGACTTATTCAGAATCCAACAGGCAACAGGTATTGCAACTCTTAACGCAGACGCATTTGACCTTTCAGGTCTATCAGAATTACAACTTGGTTCTATTGGTGCAGAATTAGGTGCTACAATTAATGAATTTAGTACAGATGAAACTTTATCTGGAGATGCTAACTCGGCAGTTCCAACAGAAAGAGCTATTGTAGGTTATACTCAAAGAGATAAAATGGGTACAGGTCATTTAGTGCCACCAACTGGTACAACAGCACAAAGACCAACAGGTGGCAACTTATTCACAGGCGGTATACGATATAACTCAACACTAGTAACTTGGGAAGGTTATAACGGAACACAATGGACAGGTTTAGGTGGTGGTAATCCTTGGGCAACATTTACTGCTGATGGTTCAACTACTTTAACGGTAGCTGCTAACGATAGATATTTTGTAGATACTTCAGCGGCTGCACAAACAATAACATTACCTGCTTCACCACAAGTTGGTGACCAAGTATCATTTGTTGATTTGGCTTCAACATTTGATACTAACAATTTAACATTAGGCAGAAACAGTTTAAAAATTATGGGATTAACAGAAGATTTAATTATCTCAACTGAAGACGCAGGTATTCAATTAGTTTACACAGGCGCAACTTATGGTTGGAAATTAACGAATAACCTATAATGAGAATTAGTAATAAGGGATAAATAATAGTATGTCAAATTTAAGAGATTTTACAGGTAAAAATAGAAAGTTTACAGGCACGACTGGTATCACCGTATCAGACACCGGTTCTGGTCCAGGTGATAGAGTAAATGAAAAAGGTCGTCTAAGATTTAATGATACTACTGACCTTTTAGAATATTACAACGGTAATGACTGGAAATCTATTGACGCTCCACCAACAATTACAGGTTTTACTCTTAATGATATTGGAGGTTCTTCAGTATCATCTGCTGATATTGACAATGAGGATTCAGGCACAAGCACAATTGAAATATTAGGTTCTTTGTTTGACTTAACAGGCGGTTCTGTATCGTTTGTTGGTAACGCAGAAACTATATCTCCACTAACAACTACAAGAAATAGCGCAAATAAATTTACTGTTACAGTTACAAACGCAGACTTTGACCTTTCAAATAGCCCATATACAATAAAATTAACAAACGGTTCAGGATTATCTGCTGAATTAACAGGTGCTATATCTGCTGACAGCACGACACCCTCATTTACAAACGCAGTTGACACAACCTTTGTAATGTATGATAGTATGAGGGCTGATGGTATTGCAGCTGCCGATTTATGTGGCGCCTCAAACGCTGATAGTTTTGCAGTTCAAACAGGTTCTTTGCCATCAGGCTTATCTCTTAATACAACAACTGGTGCAATTACAGGCACAGCAGATGCTGTTTCTTCAGATACAACATCAACATTTACTATTAGAGCAACAGGTGATGACGCAACAGCAGATAGACAATTTAAAATTACAGTTAAACAGCCAATTATTACATCTTTAACTACAACAGGACCAGGCACATACACAGTTCCTACAGGTGCAAATAAAGCAACGGTTTTAGTGGTTGCAGGTGGCGGTTCAGGTGGCCAATCTTTAGGTGGTGGTGCAGGTGCAGGTGGAATGTTAGAGGGCACAATAACAGTAACACCAGGTTCAACAATACCTTACAATGTTGGTGCTGGTGGACAAGGAAGTCCTAGAAGTACATATCGAGCAGGTTATTACGGAGCAAATACAACTTTTGGTCCAATTCCAGGTCCAGGTGTAACAGCAACGGCAATTGGAGGT